CCTAAAGCAGGTTGATGAGGCGACTAGCCAGCTTAAAAACCTTGACGAGCAACTGCCCGCCAAGTTAGAGATGCTCAGTAATGCTGAAAAACTCGGCATCACGCCCCGTGAGGCGATTGAGCTTGGGCTGTTGAATAAAAATGGCATAAAGACTGAGTTGGGCGAGAAGGTTTCACCTACACTTAAGCCGCAGCCTAAGCCATACCCTGAGCCATACCCTGAGCCTGTAGTACCTGTCTTGCCAGTTAAGCCTGTCTTGCCTATCAACCCTGTCTTGCCGCCAATTATTAAACCGCCGATTATCAATCCACCACCAATCATTAATCCGCCAATTGATAACCCGCTGATTGATAACCCGCCGATTGACATTCCCCCAATCGACATCAATCCGCCTACCATTAAGCCACCGCCGCTGGTGCAGGCAGCGATGACGCCGCCCAAAGTTGCAGCGCCTGCTGCTGCTGCGATGACGCCTTCTTACTCGTACTCGGGCGCGGGCTCGCAGGGCACAACCGTCGGGGCGCTGCCCGGTAACCTACAAGCTACATTCCTACAAGGTGCGAACGTGGACGAATACAACCCATTTGAGAACTACAACGTGTACCAGCAACTTGGTTCGCCCGCGCCTGTACGAGCCGCGCAGGGCGGCAGCCCCCTACAACTCGCTCAGTTGCAGCAGGGCGTATATAACGTCGATCCCAGCCTCTACGGCGTGCTGCAAAAGCGGGCGGCACCTAACTACTTCACCTACGGCTCGGACTCGTCTGCAGGCAACCCTACGACGTTTGCGGGTAGCCAACCGATGGGTAAGCCCACCCCCGGCATCCCAGTCATCCCCACAGGGCAAAAAGCGGCGGCAGACTGGCTCTATCAGGGCTCGGGCACCAACCCCTTGGCCATGGCGGGCTCAGGCATCGCAACCCTACCCACAGGCACGATGGCTGAAGGTGGGCAAGCGCACGGCGGTGAGGGTGAGCACATCCCTGAGTTCATCACGGGTGCGACAGGGCACTACGTCAGGGGTCGGGGCGATGGGCAGTCGGACGACATCCCCGCGATGTTGGCTGACGGCGAGTACGTCTTTGATGCGTCGAGCGTTTCGACACTTGGCAACGGCTCAAGCGATGCAGGTGCCAAGCTCTTGGACGCGTTTCGCGAGTCGTTAAGGGATCACACGAGGTCAGCACCCGCCGATAAAATACCACCAAAGGCGTCGCCTCTTGAGTACATGAAAGAAGCGCTCCAACATGTAGGAAGGAAATAGCATGTTAAATTTGCTTAGTAATAAACCGCCTAGCACTCAACAACCAACGGCATCAAGGTTGCCCGATGGCTTTGCAGCGCCAGAGGGTTTCGGAGCCTCAGCAAGTGTGATGATGCCTTGGTATAACCAACAAACTGGCAAAACAGCTGATACGCCTAGCAGTGGCTACACTAATTCTGATCCTAATTGGGTGCAAGGCACTTTACCTTCTAATTGGTCAGCACCCAGCGTATCACAACCGCCATTACAATCACCGTTGCCCCAAGGAACTAACATGTCTGGTCAAAACGATGTAGGAATTGGTTTGTTTGAGCAAAACCAGTTCAATCCAAATGCTTCGCCGCTAGCTACCGCAGCGCAGGCACTGACTCCTGCGTCCACGCCACCGCCTGCGCCGGGTCCGACATTCAACGCCGCGACGGGACCGAACCTGACCGCAGCGCCGTCTAATTATGTGACACCGCCTCAACTCGGCACACCCTCCACGCCCTCGAGTGGCTCGTTCACTCAGGGCGCGGCGCTACCTAACATCACGACCACGCAGCAGCAGGCCACCGCTGCTCCCGCTTGGTACATGGACTACTTGAATACCCTTGCAGGCAAGAGCACCCAAGCGGGCGCAGGCGCTCAGTACGTCGGTGCGCAGCCCCTGCAGCAGCAGGCGTTTAACCAGACGGCTGCGAACGTGGGCAACTACCAGCCAAACTTGGCCTCTGCTAACGCGCTCACAATGAACGCCGCGACGACTGGTGCGCCAGACTTGGCTCAGGGCTACATGAACCCGTACATCAACAGCGTGGTCGACGAGGCGGGTCGCTTAGGTCTGCAGAACATTCGCAACACGATCTCGCCTCAGGCAACCGCGGGTGCGGTGGGTAGCGGGCAGTTTGGCTCGACCCGCGGCGCTAACGTGCTCGGTCAAAACGTCACAAACGCGCTACAGAATTTAGGCGGCCAGCAGCAGGGCTTGCTCGCGAGCGGCTATCAGAACGCGATGACCGCAGCGCAGGCTGATCTACAGCGCCAGATGATGGGTGGATCCCAGATGGGGGCGCTAGGCACCACGACGCAGAACCTTGGAATGGGTGACGTGAACGCGCTCTCTACGATGGGCGGTCAGCAGCAGCAGATGGCGCAGAACCAGCAACTCTTCCCGCTGCAGGTCGCAGCGCAGCAGGCAGCACTCATGAAGGGCTTTACAATCCCAACGTCTGTGTCCTCGACCTACACTGGCCCGATACCGGGTGCGTACCAGACCTCGCCGCTCATGCAGCTTGGATCGTTGGGTACAGGCGTTGCTGGCTTGTTTCAGACGCCTTCAGGCGGTGGTAAAAACACTATTAGCAACATTGGCGATTGGCTGACTAATACATTTAAAAGCTCTGGTTCTTTATCACCAGTAACTGATCCCGGTCGCATTGGTGATTATGTGAATGATTATGAATCTAATCTACCAAATTGAGTAAAGGAATAAATCATGGTCACAGAAGTTAAAGGCGCGCCGTTGTCGGGTGGATTGCCACCAGTACCCACAGGTATGAGCTTGGCTGACCCTAACATTCAGAAGCAGTACTCCGAATCGGTTGATAAGGTGCTCGCTGCGCTTGAAAACAGGGGCGACATACCATGGTTCAAGATCTCTGCAGCAATGGCTGACCCCGGTCGCACGGGCTCTGCCGCTGAGGGTTTTGGTCGCGCGATGGGTGTGCTCGGTCAGCAGCAGGAGGAGAACCGCGCGCGTGAGCTACCGGTCGCACAAATGCGTGCCCAGCTAGTGGGTCAAAAATACAAGATGGGCAGGGAAGCAGAGGCGCTCAACGCCTTTGCTAAGGTGCTGGGCACAACGCCCCAGAACTTGCAGTCGGGCATGGCTCAGGCGCAAAACAACCCCGCAATCATGCAGCGTATTACAGCGGCAATGCCAAATTTCTACGGCTCGCCTGAGATTACTGAGCTTGCCAAGACCATGTTCACCCAGCACAAGGACTTGGCGAACACGCTGCTTGAAGCCCGCAAGGCCGGTGCGAGCGAAATGGCACTCATTCAAGAATATGGCGAGTCGATCCTGCCGATGCTGCGTGCGTTGGGTGGCGTCCAGCCAACAGGCCCCCTGCCAAGTAGTACTGCGCCAAGTGGGCAACCAAGCACGACGACTGCGCCGCAGGGGCAGTTTGACTTCTCGCCGATTGTGAGCGGTGGCCAGTTAACTAGCCAGTTCGGCCCAAGGGCGGATGGTACGCATCAGGGCGTCGACATCGGTGCCAAGTTAAATGAGCCAATACGGGCTTCGATCGCCGGCGAGGTTGTCTTTGCAGGCAACGGCGGTGACAAGGCCGGCAACATGGTCACCATCCGGGGCGAGGACGGCAAGCTGCACTCGTTCATGCACATGAACCAAGTGGGCGTGAAGGTCGGCGACGTGCTCGAGCCGTCTTCTGTGATCGGTCAGGTCGGCGCAACCGGCAACGCCCGCGGCGCTCATATCCACTACGAAGTGAAGGGTGCTGACGGCAAGCCCCTTAACCCACTTGATATGTTCAGGGTCACGCCGCCTGCGGCCCCCGCTGGCACGGTCAGGACAGCGACAGAGGCTCTTGGCCCGCTTAAAATTGAGGCGGATCGAATCATTGCGCCAGACGGCGAATTATTAGTTGAGAGGGGAGCAAGCCCCGGCAAAGGGTGGGAAGCCCTGAAGCTATCAACCATTGCCGAGTACAACAAACGCAGGGCTGATACCATCAAGTTTGAGCGCGATCAAATTGAGAACGCAAGCAAGGAGCGCACAGAGAGCTTTGCGCCAAGGATTAAAGAGGTTGGATCAATTAACCCCGATAACATTAGCGCCACTCAGGGCTTGTATGACGCGCTTGATAATATTGTCAACAACGACCCCGACATGAAAAAAGCGCTTGGCCTGATGTTCAAGCAAGGCGCGGGCGCTGCAATGTATGATCTCGCAAAGAGCGGGGTTAGGGTCAACAACTTCGGTATCGGTGTGGACGCCTACCCAGCGTTTGTCAAACAATTGTCGCCGCCACAGCAAGAGAAGTTGCGTCAGATGGACATGATTTTATCCACCATCTTTGTGCAAAAGGCCAGAGATGGTAAGTCAGCGTTCGGTCCTCAGATCAGTAACTTTGATGTTCTTTTACAAAAAGACCAGATGGCATCTATTCGAGACACGGCCAAGATCATCAACAGTTGGTTGTCTCAAGAGCGCGCACTTGCGGAGCACAAACTTGAAATTATGGGCTCGTATGAGAACTTTACGACCGCCAGCGAGGGCACGAACAAGAAGCCGTACCAGTTCTTTACCTCAGACAACTACAAAGAAATTGCTGCAAAATACAAGCAACTTTATCGTGACCTAGCAATCACCTCATACGGAGCACCCAAGTAATGGCCGACGAAAAGAAGTCCCCCTACGAGGAGGCCGCCGAGCGCCTGCGCGGTATGGGCGGCCACTACGCGACCCACGTTGATCGCATGGCCGAGTCATTTAAAGAGCCTGCGCCCCCCTCTGACATCGACGCCAACCTAGTGCCTGCTGGTATTGGCGCGGCAGCGGGTGCGCCTGTGGCGGCCTACAGGGCGCTTCGACCCACACCTGCACCCACGGCATCAGTGGCAGACATTGCGCGCACAGTGGCCGCTGAGGGTGCTGGCGCGCCCGGTGCCGGTGCTATGCCCAGAGCCACTGGACGAGGTGCTGCGGTCATCAACTACGCAAACCAAGTGACGCCTGCGATTACCAACCTTGAGGCCTCCCGAGCTGGTAACTACGGAGCAGTGTGGGACGAGGCTCGCAGGGCGCAGGCGCTTGCTAGCCAGACGCGGGGCTTCGTGCCCGGTGAGAACCTGATGCTGCCGCGTGAAATTCAAGAGCAGCAGGCCGCGCGTCAGGCGGTCGAGGCACGCAGGGCGGCTAACCCATCGGCAAGTCAGGCCATCAGAAGTATTGTGGGTGGTGCGGGCGACATTTTGGCAAGGAGCAAGGTGATGCCGATTGTGGGTGGCGCGGCCTCGGGCTACGACATTGCAAGCGCAATTGACGAATACAACCAAGGTGACTACGGCAACGCTGCCATATCGGGATTGGGCGGCGTGGGTGGGCTTATGATGATGTCGCGCAATCCACTGCGCATCGGCGCGGGTGCGTTGATGCAGGCACCTGCGCTCGCTCGCGCGGGCTACAGGTACCTCACAAAGCCTAAGGAGTAGGTTTTTCTTGTGTAATGCGCGCCTGCTCCCACGCCTCTAGCCAGATGTTGTAGGGGTCCTCGAGCAGGTCGCGTGCGTTGGCGTCGTCGAGCAGTTTGAGCCAGTCCTTGTATGCCTGTTCACATTCGTTCAAGGTATTTCTCCAGTTTGGTAAATTTATCATCACTTGGCTCGTACTTGCCCAAGAACCACGCGTACACCGCGGTGCGTGACACCTCTAGGTGATCTGCAATCTCCACGATGCTCACGTCATGCTCAATGGCCTTCATGGCCAAGCGCGTGAACGGCGTGAAGGCCGTCTGATTGATCTGCTTAATCAGTGATAGCGAGTAGCCTGCCATCACATCCTCGCCTGTTCGTCGATCATCTTTTGCGCCATCTCGTTGGCCAACTGCGGGATCAAGTCCCAAGGCACCTTAGCGGCCGTTATCAGGGCCTGCATCGCCAAGCCGGCGTATAGTTTGAACAGCTCGTCGTCATTCATTCTAAAATCCCATCCCAAAAAATAATCGGTGTGTCTTCGCCAACATAGCTGCCTTCGAGGTTGAAGTTGCAGTACTCATGGGCCTCTTGTGGTGACATGCCTTGTGACATGAGAAGAACGACAATCATCTCACCGCTATAAACAGCCCGGGTAACGCGATTAAACCCGGGGTGCCATACATCAGCGGCACCAACTAAAGCACCATCAAATCCGTCAAATTTTTTCATGGCTCACCTCAATAAGTTTCTGTAGGTAGTGCTGCGCCTTCTTCAGGTCCTCAACGCCGCCCTTGTCCTTCCACCGGCTGACGTACTTCACTATGTTGCCTTCAAGATAGCCTAAGTTGTTGGCAATAATAAAATCCCACGGCTGGATAGCCTTGGTGGCGTAGTGTGCACCGCCTACCTGCTGCGCGTTGGCGCGTATCGCTGCGCCTATTTGCGCAATACCTTTTAACTCTTGCTCGTTCAGTTCCATGTCGGGCTCCTTAACCATGCCGCTGCTTCGTCAGCCTATCGCGGATCTGCGTTGCGAGCTGCTCGAGCGCCACGTCCAGCACCATCGGCACGTCCACACCATCAAGCCCCTTACGCATCGCGTCAACAATCTTGGCGCACTCTTCGCGCTCAATTGAAATTGCTGTCTTGGTTGTGTCGATCGCGATCTGCATGATCTCGGCCCGGGCAATTGCCAGTGCGTTATCAAACTCCTCCTGCGTAAACAACGTGGCACCTGTGCCGCGGGCAAAAAACTTCTTTTGGAAATCAGTTAGCTCTTTCATTTTGTTCCTTTAAATTTTTAAGATTTTTTCTAATAATATTATTTTTTTTAATGTGCATTATTGTTTTTTCAGAAAGTAAAGTTTGATTTAAATAAATGTTTGCTTTTAATTTAGAAATCATCCTCCATAAACGCATTCTCATTTTTACAATTTCGGAATCAGGCTGCGGGTCTTCAATCAAATTCATGTTTCTTGTTAAAAACAAATAGGCCGACATCCCATTTTGCAGTGTTGTTAAATCATTTAAATCTACAAGGAGTACAATTTTTAATGGTTTTACGTTTTTCATTTAAATAGCCATTTTAAGTAGATTATAAATACGCACCATGCGCCGTAGAACCACATCATCCACTCGGGTAGGTCAGCGGGGATGTTCATGGCCTGCGCAACGCGTCGGCAAATTTCACAAGCTCAACCATGCCCTCGTGCGACATCAACCCCACCCAGTCGTCGCCCTCTTTTTTAAAGGAGATGTCTATCAGGTGGGTGCCCTCGGTTGCGTAGATGGGCAAAAGAATATGTTTGGTTTTATTGTCATGCCACGCTATCTTTGACTTTATGATCAGCTCTTGGTCAGTCATTCCTCCACCCCGTCAATCCAGTTATCCAGTTTGTCGTGCATCCACTTACGTTGAGCTGCCGCAAGGGTCATGTCTTTACCATCAACAATTACGCCTGTGGTGCTTGCCATCTCTTTTTCAAATTGCTCACCCTTGGTAAACGTAATCAGGTCCACAGACCACATGACGGTGACTACAGTGCCTTCCCAGTTCATTGCCAGTTCAGTTTTCATTTCATCCCCTTGGTTAACTCATCATAGTGTTCGTACTCGTACAGGTAATTGGCAGCAAGCATTTGATTGCCTAGCTTTTTAAAGTGTTCGTGCATCTTTAGGCAATCTTCTTTCGTGCGTAGCTGC